TGGCAATCGGTTTTGTAGATGATCTAAAAGTAGGTTTTGCAGATGCTCTTAAGTCGGGCGATGTTGAAGAGTTCTTCAAAGGTATTCTTGATAGCTTCACTGGAAGAATCGTTGATACGTTTGCTGAAGGTCTTATTAATAACTTAATGTCAGGCCTCCTTGGGAAAGAGGGGGATGGCCCCCTTGGTAAACTCTTTGAAGGAGTCTTTAGTTTTGGTAAGCGTATTGGTGTAGACACTCAGAAGCAGGTGGCAGACGGATTAAATAGTTCTGCTGGTGAAGGTGCTTCAGGATTTAGCCAAGTTATTTCATCATTGTTTGGTAAAGATGGTCTTTTCTCTGGACTTTTCAAGTCTATCTTTGGTAAAGGAGGTTTCCTTTCCAGTATCTTTAGTCTCTTTGGTGGAGGAGCCTCTGTAGGTGCCTCTCATGCTGGTGGTGTAATCCAGAAGAGAATTTCTGGTGGCTTAATTAATCCTATGATTGGTCAGGCAGGCAAGGATAGTGTCCCTGTAATGCTAACTCCCGGAGAGTACGTATTACCAAGTCAAAGATCCGCTGAGATCTTTAAGAATCAAAAGAATAGTTCACAACAAACTGTTGTTAACCTCAATGTTACTGGTGACATTAGCACTCAGACAAAGAAAGAAATCATGCGGATGATCCCTCAAATTGCGTCTGGTGTTAATACCGTAAACAGAGAGAGAACATAACATGAAGAAGTGGGGAAAGCTATTTGAACTTAAAAACGGTCAATTAGTTTGGAAGGTGTCCCGTGGCAGAACAGCTGCGGGGCAACTTGCTGGTACTAATCATGGTGATGGCTACAAGACTGTCAGAATTGATGGTAAGGCTCGCTATGTACATAGGATCGTTCAGGAAATGAAAACAGGAAAACCTGCTAATGGTTTTGTTGATCATAAAGATCGTAACAGATCTAATAATAAACCTAAGAACCTTCGAGAAACTTCTCGTTCTGAAAACAACAAGAACAGAAAGTCTTGGAAAAAGAAATAACAATTGGTCATCCCTTTGGGGATGGCCTTTTTTATTAAATGAGTCTAGAATTAGACGGGCTTTGTGGCTATAAAAAAGTGAGAAAATTATAGCATCTATAATGATACAATAAAGTATCACAGGCAAAAAGCTTAAAGGAAAATCCAATGAGAGCAAAGCCAAAAAAGAAGAAAGCAAAAAGCAATCTTAACAGCTTTGCTTGGACTTTCTTTTCTGTAACAATGCTAATAGGAGTTATCACTCAGCTTGGGTGATAACCTTAATCACAAAGGGAAATAAAATGGAACTGGAACTCGTAGTTTCAATCGGCCTCGGTATGTTGTTGATTATTGCTATGTTTCAACGTCTGTCTAACTAACTTCCAAGGAGGATAAAATGGAAGTATTTCTCATTGCAGTAGTAGCTGGTTGCCTGATGGGTGTTGTAGTAATGTGGTCTTCGCCTTGCTCAGATGGTTACAAGGTAGGGGCGAGAGCGATCTTGCATCCGAAAATTTTCCTGAACTCTACAGTGCCCGCTATGATTATTTGCTCTACGTTCGCAATCATAATTGGCATTCTAGGCTTCTTGTAATACTAACAGGCTGGCATCCTGTATAAAAACTGCCAAAACAATTAAACGGGCTTTGTCATCTACAGGAGATAACTATGACAAACACTGTGATTGCACGTCTGTTTCGTGGCTGCAAAACTTACCTTGAGGCCCAATCTCTCGGTGAGGGGTATCAACACAAAGCTATTACTTTCTGGACTGATAGCCTTGAGAAAGCAGGCATGTATGGTAACTATGTAATTGAGTTTGAATTTGACGAGTTGCCTCCCCACTTTGACAAGCGGAAAAGTATCGCAGAAGGAAACGAGATTCATGGTAACATTCGTGAATGGAGAATTCCTTCCGAGTACTTTGAGAAGGATGGTGGAATGTACTGTTACGCTGAGTCTGCAAAGATTCATATAAAAGGTGTAGATTTCTAGCATATTCGTAAATAGCCTCTACCTCTTAGGGAGTAGAGGTCAAATCCCTCAGAGGAGACTAGAATGGAAGTTTTGACAATGATACTTGCTGGCTTTGTTGCTAGAGGTTTTCTTATAGCAGTATCAGAAAAGTTACTTGGGGTTAAGCTAATAAAAATACCCCCTCTACTTGGTGTAGTAGCTATTGCACACTATGTCGTATTTGCACCTGCTTATGCTGGGTTTTCTTTCGTAAACATGTTTACTGTATTCGGGTTATTTCTACCTGAAGTAATCCGCTCTCTAAACTTAATCTTCAAGGACAAGGAGACTAGCAATGTCCGTAATAACTCCCACAATTCTTTGTCTAGCGACCGCAGTGTTTTTCGAGGCACGAGCAGAACCTCTTGATGGTCAAATGTTTGTAGCTGAGACTATTATGAATCGAGTAGAAGACTCTCGTTATCCAAATAATGTTTGTGATGTTGTGTACGAGAAAAAAGCCTTCTCCTTCACCCATGATGGTAAGAGTGATAATATGTTTAAATATGATACATATTATGATCAGGAGGCGCAAGCAATTGCTATTTCTATAGCGTATAAGGCTTACTATCGTGGTTCTCCAATTACTACAGCAACACACTACCATGCTGTAGGTGTAAAGCCTTTCTGGCGTAAGTATTACGATAAAGAAGGTCGTATCGGTAATCATGTGTTTTACACTAACAACACTCCTCATAAGTGAGAAGATCATGGAAAAAGTAAACTGGGAAGTAACCCGTAAATCGATGGTGTCAGGAATTACTCGAACAATGACGTTTAAAGTAAATCCTGAAGATGTAAAGAAGTACGCAGACGGAGGTTTGATTCAGAATGCTTTTCCATATCTCTCAGGAGATGATCGAGAATTTATCATGACAGGCATCACTGCTGAGGAATGGGATGAAACTTTTGGAGAAGAAGTATGAGATATCTTGCTGACGTGCAAAAGAATTTATCCTGCAGCTGGATCTTTGATGACACTATCTTCGGAGAAGTGTTAGCAGAGTTTGAAGCAGTTGCAGAAAAGTGTGATTATGGGTACTCTCGTAGTCCGATATGGTGGGAGATAGACGAAGGCTCTATTAGTTTTGTTGGTATGAGTATCTACCACGAAACTTGGGATTATAATGATCTTGTGGATCTATTCGGAAAATCGGTAGCAATTAATATCATTCAAAACATGATTGAACAGCTTCCTAATGATCTTGACTACTGGACTGAAGACGAGTAATTCTGAGAAAAACAACGCATCTATAATGCTACCATGAAAGGACAGCGGATGACTAAAATCAAACTTGAAGATTTGGCTTTCAGCAAACTTGTTCAGGCAATTGACAAGAAGTGGTCACACACTTACATTGATGTGCCTGACCAACCGGAACTAACTGACGAGATGCGAGACGAACTTGATGAGATCGCTCGTGCTGAATGTGACTTCGATCCCCAATACTGAAACGCATAAATAGGAGAACTGACATGCGTAATTCTTACTTCTTCGGCACTATGTTTAACTGTGGCAACTACAACGACAACTTCCGCCGCAAAGTTGCCTTGCTTGCGGTAGAAACCGCTGATATTCCATTTGTTGCCGAAACAATTGGAGTGAGCAAGGGTTCAGTATATCGTTGGCTCAAGGCCTACGACTTGTTTAAACAGTATGCAGCTAAGAAACATAACTTAGCTCAATATCCGCAGGCCTCCTTTATTCGTAAATCGGAGTACGACAATAACTTCCGTCAAACAGTTGTTCAGTACGCCATGCGGACAAATACTATCAAGGCTGCTGACCGTTATGCAGTAAGTGTTGGTTCAGTTGATAACTGGATCAAAGCGTTTCAAGGTAATACAACTTACCTTAATCGTGGCTAATAGCTGACCTTAAAGAACAATTGCCCTTCGGGGCCGCTCCTCATCCCCTTAGGGGGGTGGGGGGCTTTAAAAAAACTTTTTTTTTTTTCTTCAACAACACAGGAGCCTAATTGCTAACTGTAGTGCTAATCTATTTTATATATTACACGGTTAAAGAGCTGCTAAAGGATTAGTGCTGAATTTACTAACAAAGTTTCAAAAGTATAGGGTACTAACTATGTACAATGCCTATAGAAAGTAAAGAAAGTTAAAAATGACAGTACTAGACAAGCTAGTAGAAGACTTGACATACCGTATAAATACTCTTGATAATCGCAATCGGGCAAGTTATATTAAGGCTATGCCAGCCAAAGATATTATTGAGTTTTCGTACACTCATGTACTAAAAGGATTAGAAAGGAAAGCATCACTAGTAGAGGTATCAACAAGTATTGGTCGTCGGTTACGACAGAAAATGAGACTTGAACAAGACAGTATTCTTGAGGCTCAGGGTGGATGGTTCGTTTTAATCTCTTATATCGAAGTAGGTATACTCGGCTATAAGAAGAAACACATGTATAAGAACGGTAAGAAAGACAAACACAGATCTTACAGTTTGTTTGCATCAGACTGGAAAGCTATTAAGGAGCTAATGGATCTTGTTGACAATGAAAAGTGTGACATGTTTCCAGTCAACACTCCACCAAAATCGTGGGACGGATCTGCTTATCATCAAACCACAGGTATTAGTGTAATTAAGAAAGGCCACTCATTAGCCTTAAATTACTTTGAAGCTAATGATATGAGTTATATTCTCAAAGTTCTAAACAAGCTAACTTCAACAGCTTGGCGTATTAACGAGCCTGTGTTTAATGTGTTCAAACAATGTTTACGGTCAAAAGAGAACCCTTTCAAGTTTACGAAGGAAATTGATCCAATTAAACGGGCTTCGTTGATTATTGAAGTTGAAGCAATTGAAAGACTAGCGGAGAAGAATCTCGGGCTACCGTTCTATCACCTCTACAACTTGGATTTCCGTGGTCGAATCTACCCTAACACAGCCTTTTTGCACGAGCAGTCAAGCGACAATGCTAAGGGATTGCTCTTACTCGATGAGCCTGTTAGGCTTGGAGAAACTGGCCTCTACTGGTTATCCGTTCATACTGCAAACTCGTGGGGTAATGACAAGGTTTCTCTTGACGACCGTGCTCAATGGGTTCAAGATAACTTAGACGACATCCTGATTTATGCAAGCGATCCTATGCGTTATACAGGCTGGATGAGTGCGGATAAACCGTTTACTTTCCTTGCCTGTTGTATGGAATTTTCTATGCTCTCTAACTGG